GTGGTGGCACCGAGTTGGATCCAGCCTTCCCAAGCCCATTTGGTGGACATGTTCGCGGCTTTGATGTCAGCAGCGGTGGCGTCTTCCTCTTGGGGAACTTCCGGGTTGGAACCGGAACTTTCCGCATCCTCATGGGCTGACTGGCTGGAGTGCTGTTGTTTGTCCTGGTTGAGTAGGTGGCCACGGTTGGTGGCTTTGCTGGTGGCGGACTTCAACTTGTGGACCAGCTCGTTCTCACTCCATGGTGGAACACATCGGCTGTTCCATTCCCTGAATGCCTCCAGCGCGTCTTCCATCGAGAGGTCAAAACCTTCCACAAGGATCATGGCGACATGGAATGTGGCACCATGGCCATCTTTTCCGGACACCGCTGGTGGAACCTTGGACAGATACGCCTTGGCTCGGCGTATGACATCCGAGGATGAGTTCTCCCGCTCGATCCGGCTCCTCGCCTCATCTTGGGCCTTCCACAGGCTGAGAAGCTCAGGGATGGCATTGGTGTTGCTGATGGCCAGCTCTTCCAGTTCCATCGTGTCATTCGGCGCCGTCTCGATGCCATCGAGTTTGCGGGTGACCAGGAAACTTTGGCGGTGTGGTCGCTCCTCGGTGGGTTCACCCTTCCTACTGATGGTGCCGTAGAGTTTCCAGATACGCGCGGCGTTGAACGTCTTGGTGTCCACCTTGGCCTTCTCATTGCCAGCGCGAACATTGAGTCCATGCAGCAAAGTCTGGATCACCACCCGACTGTCCTCATCATTCGGCAAATCAATGGGATAGTTCAGGTGCCAGCCATTGCCGCTGAACCCGACGACAGGACGACAGATCCCCGCGTCGTGGAGCAACTGGTACACCACCATCGCCACTTGCCAGGCATGATTGGATTCATCATGGGTGGAGGAACAATCCGCCGGCCTGACCGGGTCGATGTCCACCAGCAACCAGTGCCGATGGGTCACATCAGTATCAGCGGTGCCGGAACCGCTCTTGGCGGGGACCACCACATTCGTCGCCGGTTTACCCACCGGTTGCGGCACAAAGTAGACACCCTTGGAACTGGATTGCAGATCAACAGCGCACTGTGCCATCAAGTCGATGTGGCTGGAATCGAAGAATCCGTGCAGGATGCTCCGGCCACCGAGAGCACGCAGCTCGGTAACGGTTCCTGGTCGTATAAATCTCTCAAGGTAAACCGCAACACGTCGTACATCGGACATTCTACACCTCGTTGAATATCAACCTGAAAGAAGAAGGAAACAGCGGACATGTATTGATCAAACGAGACGGAACGATTCCGCTCGTAGGCGATGAGCGCCGCCGCGTGCCGCTTCGCGACGGGGTCATCGATTAGGAGTTGGGGGATGTTCATCCATAAACTTCCGGTTTAGGGAGCCACTCAAGAATTTCAGGATGAACAGAGTTCTGGTTGCTTTGGCAAACATCTGCAAATGCTGAACTAATGATGGACTTAAATTGCTCTGGGCTTACAAGTTGGTCATTTGGAACCATGTAGACTGGGCTGTTACGGTCCCCTGGATCACTTATCCATTCATCGTTATTAGCGTTCCTGGCATAGAAACCACCCTTAATTATGAAGTCGGATGATTCACCATCGCCTATGACTAGAGCAAACCACAGATCTCTTGCTGAATCCGTTGGATTTATCAACAGGTTCCAATTGGGCAGCGTTCTGGTCTTCACTTCAATCATCATGGACCCGTCGGCAACTTTCACATCAGGGGTTTTAAATGTGTTGCATGTTGGGCTATGCCACAGTCCCGCCCACTTGCAAAAAGCAATTTCGCCAAGTGCTCCGACGACATGCTTATTCCATCCAGCCCCGCCCCTGTACCCGCGAGAATTCTTTTTCCCATCCTGTATAGCCATGTTCATGCGCTTGCCACCAACCCATGCGGCATACTCACGCTCATATGCGTTCAAGCTAATAATTACATCTTCTGACATGCAATCCTCCTTACCCCCACGGATTGGCAACCAAAAAAAAACACCCCTCCAACACCGCAACCCCGCCAGCCTCATGGACTGGTCGGGGTAACGGGTGATCATGGTGGCGGGGTGCCATGACCTGCGTGGAGCCTCCAGGGAAGACATGCCTGGCCCGCCCTCACGCTTGGCTTAGACTGTGTCAGCGAACAATGACGCGGTGTTGGACTTTGCCGACGCCAGATTGGCGCACGCCTGCTTCCAATAGGACTCCTTGAGTTCACAGCCGATGAACTTCCTGCCCATCTGGAGAGCCACATGGCCCTCGGATCCGATGCCACCGAATGGGGATAGCACGGTGTCCCCCTCGTTGGACCACATGCGCAGCGCCCGACGAATTACTTCCAGTTGGAGAGGACAGATATGGCGCTCGTCCTCGTTCTCCCTGGCGCTTGTCTTTTGCAGGGTGTCGCTTGGGTTGATGTCCATCCAGACGGGTGAGGCAATCTTCTGCCACTCACCGACCGGGAATTCCTCGGCGGTGTGGCTTACTGGCGATGTGTTCACTCCGGGTTTGCGGCAAACCACCAGATAGTCAGGGATGCCTTGGCGGCTGATGGTGGAGTCCTTCTTGAGTTGCTTCCACAAAAGGCCGATAGCCTTGGTGCGTTGCATTGCTGTGACCGGGTCCTTCCATATGCAAACCTCGCTGTGGTAAATCCAACCCTCCTCGTTGTGGATGCGGATGAGTTCGCCGCGAAAGTCTCGCAAACCAATCTCGCCGTGATGGGTCTTGCTGCTTGGAAGCAACATGCAATGGAAGGCCGTCAACCTCCCCGGCTTGGTGACGCGGTACAGGTTGCGCACAAGGAATCGGTACTGCTCGAAGAACTCCTCATCGTTCCTCGTGTTGCCCATGTCCCTGGGTGACGCGCTGTAGGTGTACAGACTGGCGAATGGTGGGCTGTAGATTGAGAAGTCCACAGAGTCATCCGGCATCCCCGATGTCTCGTCCACGCAGTCACCCAGCCGCATTTCCCAGCCCTGTCCGGTCTTCACTTCACGCTTGTATTCCACTTGAATATTCCTCCCGTCTTTCAGTTCATCAGTGACAAAAACAGAAGCCTCCGCAATCATCCGGTCAGCCATTTCCTTGGCTTGCTTGTCCTTCCTGTCGATATTGGCCACCACATTCCCCTCGATGTCAGCGGCAACAAACCAGACATCCACCGGCCGCGTCTGGCCGAATCGCCAGCACCGGCGAACCGCCTGGTAAATCTGTTCCCATGAGTCATTTAGCCCGACAAACACCATGCTGGAGCAGTGCTGCCAGTTCAGGCCGAACCCACACATGGAAGGCTTGCCGATAAGAATGCGGATCTTTCCCTCGGCAAACTCACGCAGGATGCGTTCCTTGGTTTCCTCGTTCTGGTCACCGCGCAACTCGACGCTCCCGGGGATGGCTTCCGCCAATGCATCGCTTTCAGTGTTCAGGTGACACCAGATGACCCACGGGTCTTTTGTGTTGCCGGCAACGATTCGCGCAGCCTCGGACACCCGTTCATCCACGGTCTTCCTTTTTGCGGCCAACCTTTCCTGAAGCGTTGCGGCTTCCACCACGAAAAGCTCACCTGGTAACAAGCTGTTGCTTGTAATGCTGGCCAAGTGTTGGCGCAGTTCAGGCAGCTTGTGTCGTGAGCCATCAAAGCCGATGTCCTCGGGAGACTGGAGCAAAGCGCCCCATGAACAAACCCACTTCCAGAACGGCGTGACAGCGTGCCCTTTCAGGCGCCATTTCTGAGTTTCCCCACCGTCATGGACAAAGTAAGTGGAAAGCATTTCCGCACGCGAGCAGACACCAAGGAACTCCGCGTGGCTGGCAAGCTCCATCCAGTCATTGGGTGCTGGTGTCGCGGTACTAGCTAACCGGTATTCGATGCCTTCAGCAAACTCAATAAGCTCCGCCTTGGTGGCACCGTCGTGGTGTTTGATGATGCTTGACTCATCCAGCACAATCCCTGACCACTCGTGCCCCTTCACCATGTGGAGCTTGGCATAGTTGGTCACATAGATGCCGGGTCCATTGATGTCAGACTCGGTGCGAATTTTCTTGACCTTCACGCCAAAGCGCTCACCCTCGGCAACGATCTGGTCAGACACCGCCAATGGAGCCAACACCAGCACACGCCATTTAGAAAAGCGCTGGACGTTTTCAGCCCACACCAATTCCATCAGTGTTTTGCCCAACCCTGTGCCGGCAAATATGCAAGCGCGACCCTTGCGCAGTGCCCACCTTATGATGGTCTTCTGATAGTCGAACGCGGCTTTAGGCATCCACTCTTCCGGTATCCGGTTGAAGCTGGTGGAGCGGTCCTTCCCCGCAATGAACTCAAGGTAATCAGACAAGACTTCCCCCTTACCCCCACGGGTCTGGAACAAAACAAACACCACATCCCGCCGCCAGGGGAATGATCCCTGGTACGCCATCCGGCGGATTCAAATCAGAACGGCATCTCATCAGCGTTGTTCGCAGGCATCGCCACCTTGGGAGCGCCGTTGATGATTCCACCGATGCGCAGGTTCTTGTAAACCTTCCCGTCTTTGCCGTTGGATTCCTTGATGGAGCCCCTGAAGGTCTTCCCGTTCAGAGTCGGCAACGCCTTCGGCATCTCCACCGAGAACTTCTTCCCGTGTTCCTTCGTCCAGGTCTGTGCTGGAAGGCCGAGGAGCACCAAGTCCGCGCCGAACATGTTCACGCTCATGTCAGTCCGGAAGAAGTAAGTCCGGCTAACCGTGCTTCCCTGCATCGGACCCTTGGCCACCAACAATGAGAAGTCAACGATCTTCTCGCCGGTCTTCATCAACTGGGTAGCCTCGGCCTTCTGAATCTGGAACTCGTAGTCCCCGACCGGGAGGTCGTTGATGTTGAGGAACTTCTTGGGTTCACTCGGTGAAAAGTAATCATCGAAATCGCTGAAGTCAGACATCAAACGCCTCCTGTTTTGGGTTCACCATCGGAACCCTTGTCATCCGAACAACCATCCATCCTCTGCTTGAGGTGGCCGATCAGCATGTCCGCGCTCTCTTGGGTGAGCTGGTCGGACTTGCCGTATTTCTCCTTGATCCATTCCATGAGTTCCTTGCCACCATCGAGGTCGATGATCAGTCGCTTGATCTCCGCAAGCTGATCATGCGTGGCGCGTGGATCGCCGATCTCAGACTCATCGAGCAACCCGAGACCCATGATGGAAAGCGTCACCCGGCGCTTGGCCTTCGTCTCGGATTTCATGTAGGCGTTGGCCAAAGCCTCGCCAGTCAATCCCTTCACCGCGACAGCGCCGATGGATTCATCCTGCCTTCCATCCTTGGTAGTGGCGCGGCATCGCACGACGCTGAGGTCGTTCTCAACCCTCCGCTCAAGGATCTCCACCGAGATGCCATGGGACTGGCGGATCTGGTCAGTCGCACCCTTTGTGAAATAAGGAACCAACTTCCCGCTGAGGTTGATCCACTGGATTGGGATCGTCGCCGGATTCAATCCGACCGTCTCACAGATCTGCCTGGTCACCTCAGCCTTGCCGTTGTCATCCAGCCTCCCGCCTTCCCCCTTGGAAAGCGCCAGAAGTTCAGGACCTATCGCCACCAAATTAGCCATC